ACAAGAAGCGGGTCTTGGATACCGGTAAACGTCGATCCATACGCCACGATTTGACGCTGTGGCATCGCTACGAATATGCCACGGTTCACCGGCGGCGCATTCGGGATAACGATTGCCACGGGATCGTTTTGGCTCGGCGTCCATGTATAGATCGCGTCATCAGTCGGATTGGCGATAAAGGTCTCGCCCCAGTTATCGAGCGACCAATCTGTGGCTGTGATCGGTGTGCCGGTGTTCGGGATCGGCGGGATACCCGTGCCATACCCGCCAGCGCCGTAAGGACCGATGCCGTAGCCGGTGCCTTGCGGCAGAGGACCGAGGCCGTTGTAATAGAGAAAGCGAACTTCGCCGCCATTGATGAATGTCGAGACGCTCGGTGCGGTGATCGTGCCGCCGGAAACGAATGCGCCGGTCTCAGCACTTGCAAAGCTGACCGTGTTTGTGCCGGTAACAGTAACCGTATGCGTGCCGTTGTATCCAGCCGGTGTGACACCAGCTACGACGATGTTCGTGCCAATAGCGATCTCATATGCACTTGAGAACGTCAGTGTGGCCGTCACGCCGGTGCCCGATGCGCCTGTCACCGTGATGACTGTCGCGTTCGCTTGATTGGCAGCCAAGATGGTGTACTGCGACGAGGACAACACCGTCTGCACGGTATAGTTCCCATAGATCGACAGACCGCCAATCGATGTGGCGACTAAGAACGTCGCGGTATCGCCGACTTGCTTGCCGTGATCCGGAAGCGTGATCGTGATGACAGCGGATCCAGCCGTGGCGGCCAATTCCGAAACGATGCCACCATTTGCGACCGTGGTCGTAGCAAGCGCCGGATCGCCCAGCGTGTTCGTCGCATAGATGTTGTAAGTGTTTGGGCCGAGCGGATAAATCTTATAGACACCGCGCAAGATCAACCCACCAACCGAGACATCGGTCTGAATATAGACCGAATCATATTGGTCGGTGTTCGAGCCCGTATCGGTAACCGTAACAAGATTGCTGCCAGCGGTTGTCGAGAAGTTGACCGGCTCATTGCGCAGGATCTTCTGCGGCGTGATCACGTTCTCGTTGCCGTTCGTGATGACGCTCAAGCTGCTTTCAGCGCCAACGCCGAGATGCTGATCGAGATTGATGCCTTCCCACGCATGCAAAGCGCGCACTGGAGAGCCAATGGCGTCCGTAAAATATTTCTGCCAGCCGCCCAGCTTCTGCACAAGGCCCATGCCTTGCTTGTCCGGCACAAAGCGCACGAGCTGGCATTCCGAAATAGCCATTTCGTTAAGGGCTGGCGTCCGGTTCTGATCGACGCCCGGAACGAACTTGATGGCATTATGGGGCATGCGTTACCCCCGCGTCGGCGTGGAGACGGGCGACATAGACTGCGAAGACCACGCTGCAGCCTCGAACTTCTTCCGGCTTTCCTCTGTCAGAGCGCCCTTCAAAAGCGTCTGATATTGGCTCTCGTAAGTGATTGCCATTTGCGGGTCATCATTGGCGCGACCGAAGTTGCGCTGATAACCGGACACATAGATCATGGATGCCATAATCATCAGATCCGGCAGATAAAGGCTGATGAACGTGGTCGGGTTTGACACCGACAAGCTGTTCGGGCGGAACGTGCCGACGATCTCGCACATATAGCTCTGATCGGGATACGGACCCACGAGGAACGTATAATCGTCAAAGGGGCAGAAATACTTCGGGAGGCCCCTCTGCTGGCTGTTGTTATAGACTTGGTCGAGGAATTCCTTCGTGCATGGCAGCAAAGGATTCCGCACACCCGTGTCGGGGCTGGCCGTACCCATCGGCGTGATGACGTTGATCTGCTCGGGCACCACAAACGTGCCAGCAGGCACCGGGATCGTCCGGGTGCCAACAGTGAGGCCGTAGGAGGTCGTGGCAATCGACGTGAATAGGAAATCGAGATCACGATACATGCGGTTTTCCGCATAGGTGATCATCTGAGGCAGGATAGTGACGAAGGCTGGGTCTGCCTCATCCACGACTGCCAGCGTGGCAATCTGTGTCACATACTGAGAATAGGTCAGACCCGTTGTCATGTTACCCGACCATCGTTTGAGCCGTCTTGCTCACATCCGCAACGCGGCGACCCCAGCCTTTGCCGAACCTACCCCATGTCGGCAAATTCTGAAGGAAGGCCAGCCTATTATCGCAGATACACTTGATCAGAGCAACGGGATCAGCCGCTTTCACAGCCGCCAACGTCTTCATGCCGATGATGCCGTCCGTCTCGACCCGCGCACAAGCTTGCAGCTGTCGAGCGGCCCGTGTCACGCCGCTGTTCACCGCATAGTCGAACACAGCATAGTCCACCCCATCGGGGAGGTCATCGCCGCGCACTTTGTCCCAGTAGAGCTGCTTATAGACCGGAGCCACATCAGCCACAGTGAGCGCTTTGAGCGATCCGGCAGCCACGGGATGGCCAACCCAGCTTTCCCATGTGCGCTTCGTCACGCCCATATTCGTCTCGCCGCCGGGGTCTTGCGGATCATCCACCCAACCGCCCTCATGCTTGAGGACGAGGGCAAGGCTCTGATCAAAGTTGTCTTTCATTTCTTATTCGCCATTTGCTCAATGATCTGCTCCTTGGCGCGGGAGCCGGACGATGAGCCGTAGTAATAGCCTATGATGGCGGTGAATGACGAAGACAAAGCACCCAACAGGATAAGTAAGGCATCCTGCCCCCGTGCGGGGAGACCATAGAGCATGAGACCGATAAGTGTTCCGAAAAACCCAACACACACAACCCCGGCCAATATGGTCGGCGTCTTGTCCTTGAGGCTCATTTCACGCTGACGGGCGCTATTGCGGTCTGTGGCATCAATCTGTGCAAGGTCGATGTCCAACTTCTTCATCGTCACTTTAAAGTTGGCGTCGATCTCACGGAGCTTTGCAAGCTGTTCCGGTGTGGCATTGCCTAAAGCGGCTGCGATCTCGTCGGGCGATCCATCTTGGCTGCCAAGAAGAGCTTCCGAAAGGGTCTTCGTCGCCAACCCCGCCAAAGGGCCGCCAAGGGCTGTTGCAATGGTAGGAGCCACTTGCTTGATGAGACCGCCGACCGTTGAAAGGAGGTTATTCATTTGTCCACCTTCCGGTCTTTGAGGTCATCAATCTTCACGAATATTTCGCGCAAGATGCCTTTGATCTCATTGATCCCTTCGCGAAATTCATCTTTGCGAAGGTAATGACTGGGGAGATCGACTTCGATCTGCTTCACATCGCGGCGCAATTCCGCCACGGCTCCCCATAACTCACGGGCAAACCAACCCATCCCGGCAACGATGGCACCAAGGCCGATATTGTAAATGGATTGGGGGTCCATGAGCCTCACCACATCACCAATGCTATGCGTCTGCCGGGGCGATCACGAGCTTGCCTTCTGCAACAAGCTCCATGATGTTTTGATAGTCAGTATTGTCGGGGTCTTTTGGTATATACCAAATAGAGCCGTCATCCTTTACGGCTGTGATAGAAGTCCCGCCAAAAGGCAGATTAACGTATTTTGCGCTCACCCACATTTTATAACTCCGCGCTCAGAATAAACCGGTTGGCGGTGCTATTATTTGCAAAAACTTGAGTTGAATTTCCCGCAACTAAGCCGCCACCGGAAGCGGTCGCAATAAATTCAAAAATCTTTTTTGACGGGTTGTCTGATGTGAACGATGTAATTGCAGCCTGTCCCGCGTTTGCAGTGGTCATACCAAAACTGCCAATGGTTGTCAGCGAGGGGATAGCCCTCATCTCAACAGGCAGGAATGTCAGCAAAATTGCTTGTGTAGTTGTAAACGCTTGCCCAACAGCGAACCGCTCATAAAGGGCGTCTCCTCCATAAACGATACAATACCGCTGACACATTTGCAGCTCGATAGGATACGGCCTCCACTCATCGGGAGTTGCCTGTGTGCCTACTTCAAGCTGCACACCGGTAAGGTAGAATGTTGCGCCGTTTGTGCCGACAACGGAAGTCGCACCCGTAGCTGAAAATAATTGCGCCCCGGCCCATGATCCGGCTGTTCCGCTGTATGTAGAGCCGACCCCAAGGCCGAACCTAACAAATAGGCCAACACCGTTTGTCGTTAGCCACGTTCCGCTTGTATCACCCGGAATCGTAACTGTTTTATACTCAAATGTGTTGGCAGATGAGATAGTATAACTAAATGGATAAGCTCTATTTTGCGCACTATTTTGAATAGCGCCACCAAACGTCCCAGTAAGAGATGAGCGAACCCAAAATGATAGCGTCACTGTCTGCGCTGATGCAGAACCCCACCCAAAATCAGTAACATTAAGCCCCTCTATTGGTTGGCTAAACATAAAATAATCGCCAACTGCAACGGAATAAGATGAAAGAGAAGTAATGATTGTTGAGTTAATAAAACCTGCAGGCGCGGTGGAGGACCGCTGCACACTAAACTTAGATGCGGCACTTAATGAAACTTGCCATCTATCAAGTGTGTAAACGCCATCGCTAGTTGGCGTAACACTCGCACCCGAATTCCGTTGATCAATGACCATGTTGCCATTGATGATCCGATTCCGCAAATACCCGGAATTAGCAATAGATGCGAGCGTGACAGCGTTTGTCATTACTTCGGTTCCTTAACCGCGTCGAGTTGAGCCTGTGTCGGCTCTGCAAGCGTGGCGTGTTTCCATTCACGGATGTAGTCACCGCGACCATCACTGTCGTTCTGAAGCATGATTGTGCCGCCAAAGGGGGAGAAATCAGCTTCAGTGAGCGTGGGATAGATTGCGCGGATTTTGTCGTAGAGTGTCATGTTAGGCTCCTCTTACCATGCTGCCCGTAAATTGCGATGTTACGCGCCCGACTGAATATGATGCTGTTGTTCCACCGGATGCTTGATATCCATACAACTCAACATAATCTGTTGTTCCGTTGAGATACAAAAGAACAGCCACGACCGATGCCAAATAATTCGTTGTCATAAGACTTTGCACTCCATACGAATATATGGAGCCATTTTTATACAGGATCAACGTGCCAACATTTGATGCGGCGGGTCCCGGAAGGAAAACACCGTTTATCTGATAATAACCGGCGACATTTGGCGTGAACCGATAGTTTGTTGAATTGTCAAAGCAGCTTGCCGTGTCAAAATCTTCAGTTTGGAACTGAATTTTTGTAAAAGAGCCACTAGCAAAATTCTGCGAAGCGTTTGCATAAGCACTAAACGCAGGACCATTCACCGCTTGATTGCCGCCAACTTGCAGCGTGCCGCCAGTGATGTTGAGGTTGCCCGTCATCGTATCGCCGCTCTTGGCGACCGCATTCGCGACGATGAATGAGGTGTAGAGGATGGCAACGAGCGTATCGCCAACCGTGGCTGCATTCGTCAGCACAAAAGTCGTGCCGTTGGTGGCCGTGACATCCACCCCTACCACGAGTTGCACGCCGTTGCGCAGCACTTGAATCTGACCGGCAGTGTAGCC